ATGTGGGGTTGGGACACAGTGTTTTACTTGTATCAGATCGAGTTGATTTTTTACAGACCTGCGCCGATCTGATAGGGGAGGAGGCTGTATGTATTACAGGTGTAACTAAGCATGAAGATAGAGAAGAATTGATGGAATTAATAAGTACTGGAGCTAAGAAAGTATTATGTGGTACTCAGAGTATGTTCAGCGAAGGAATTTCCATTAATAGATTATCTTGCTTAATACTTGGTACTCCTTTAAATAATGACCCATTATTAGTTCAATTAGTTGGACGAGTTATTAGAGAGCAGGAGGGTAAGTTAAAGCCTGTAGTAGTAGATATAAATTTAAGAGGGAATACACCTAAAAGGCAAGCATCAAATAGAATTGGATTATATATGCAACAAGGTTGGGAGTTAAAGTTTAAATGATTTTAACAAGCTAAAAAATATTTCTTGACTTTTTTAGCTAAATTATAGTATAATTATATTTGAAAGTTAGGAATTTTATAAATGTTATTGTTTAATTGGAAGAAAGTATTAAAAGAGAGTAGGCGTTCAAACGCAGAACTACTAAAAATAATGACTTACTTGACCTTTAGACCTAAAATCTATTCTTTATATGATCCCTTTTTGGAATATTCATTTAAAGATTGGTCTGGCAATAGCTTTTTAAGAAATCCTGAACCTCTTTTTATTAATAGAAAGAGATTTCCAGATAAACAAATTGTAGAATATATAGGATTAGCTTCTTTAAGAAACTACTCAGAATTTGTTATGACTGGAAAATTAACGCTAGACCTCTTGGCCTGTGCTGGGAAAGAGGATCTTATTGACAACAACAGACTTCTATTATTAAAGGATGGAGAAATTCATTTTTTATACGAAGAAGCCCAAAAGGAGAAAAACTAAAATGGCATTAAATTTTAACGAAGCAAAAGGTTCAGCAAAGAAATCATCTGTAGATCAGTATCAGTACAAAATGGGAGATAACTCAGTACGTATTTTTGGCGGATTACTTCCTAGATACATTTATTGGGTAGCGGGGTTCAATGATAAAAACATTCCATTTGAGTGTCTGTCATTTAACCGTGAGACAGAAACGTTTGATAACCAAGAAGTTGATTGGGTTAAGCATTTCTTCCCAGATCTTAAGTGTGGCTGGGCTTATTCAGTGATGTGTATTGATCCTACTGACGGTAAGGTGAAAGTACTTAACCTAAAGAAAAAACTGATGGAGCAAGTAATGGTTGCTGCTGAAGATTTAGGTGATCCTACTGACCCTGAAACTGGGTACTCTCTACATTTTAAGCGTAAGAAAACTGGCCCACATGCTTATAACGTAGAGTATCAGTTTCAACCTCTAAAATGTAAGCCTACTCCTCTAACTGATGAGGAAAAAGAGCTTATTGCGGAGTCTAAAAGCATTGATGAATTGCTTCCAAGACCTACTCCAGAGCAACAAAAAGAATCTCTGGAGCGTATTATTAGCAAAACAACTGAAGGCTCTGATGAAGCCGACTCAGAAGTAGAAAGTGAGTTTGATATCGAATAATGATTTTATTTACCGCAGATTACCATATAAAGCTTGGGCAGAAGAATGTTCCTAAAGATTGGGCAATTGAGCGGTATAAAAGTTTATTCGATCAAGTTCATGCTTTAAAAGATCAAATAAGTCTCCATATTATTGGTGGAGACTTATTTGATCGTACTCCAACTATGGAAGAACTAGAACTGTTTTTTGCGTTTATTAGCTCTATTAATGTGGAGACAATAATTTTTGATGGAAACCATTGTGCTACTAGAAAAGGAAAAACCTTTCTTAGTAGTTTAAAGGAAGTTTCCAGTGCAATCAATCCTTTAGTACAAATAGTAACTAATACTAAAGAGTTTAGTTTTGGGACTATCTTACCTTATTGTGAGTTGCATAGAAAAAATGCATTTAAGGGGCTTAATACTAATAAGCCCCTTTTTACCCATGTGCGAGGAGAAATTCCTCCACATGTAAAGCCTGAAATTGATCTTGAACTTTTTGACCCATTCCCAATCGTCTTTGCAGGTGACCTACATGCACACTCTAATACTCAGCGTAATATTGTTTATCCCGGATCCCCATTAACCACTAGCTTTCATAGAGAGGAAGTAGATACTGGTTATATATTAATAGAGGGTACTGCATGGAGTTGGAATTCTTTTGATGTTCCACAATTACTAAGAAAAACTGTTACTGATCCAGCAGAAATGGTTCCTACTGAGTATCACCATACTATTTATGAGCTAGAAGGAGATATAACTGAGTTAGCAGATGTTCGCAATTCTGATCTTCTTGATAAGAAAGTAGTAAAACGAAGTGTAGAGACTAGCTTATTTTTAGAAAAGTCAATGACTATAACTGAAGAATTATCAGAATACCTTCTTTACATCTTAGAGCTTCCAGAAGAAAAAGTAAGCGATATAATAGGAACTTTCCGTGATTACATTAAAAACTCTTAAATGGTCAAACTGCTTTAGTTATGGAGCAGATAATGAAATAAATCTTGCAGAAAGCAATCTTACTCAAATTCTAGGACAAAATGGTATGGGTAAATCAAGCATTCCATTAATTCTAGAGGAGGTATTATATAATAAAAACTCTAAAGGAGTAAAGAAAGCTGATATCCCTAATAGAGCATTAGATGGTACTTACTCCATAGAGTTAGATTTTGAAAATGATGGCGATGAATATTATATTAATCTTGCTAGAAACAAGACTTTAAAGATTGAACTTCTAAAGAATGGTGAAGATATATCAAGCCATACAGCTACTAATACTTTCAAAACTATAGAGGAGATAATAGGTGCAGATTTTAAAACTATGTCTCAGCTCATGTATCAAAGTACAACAAGTAGTCTTCAGTTTTTAACAGCTACTGATGCTACTAGAAAGAAGTTTTTGATTGATTTATTAAATCTTCACAAGTACACTGAATATTTTGAAGTCTTTAAAGAGCAATTAAGAGCTTACTCTTTATCAATAAACTCAGTAGATTCCAAGATAAAAACGATTGAATCATGGTTAGAAAAAAATGATTTAAGCCATATGAAGGTATTAAAACCCATAAATTTAGAAATAAACACGGAAGAAGACGAGGAAGCTTTAAGTTCTTTACAAGTAGAATTTAAAAATATTTCGGAAACAAATAAAAAAATTTCTAAGAATAATAATTTTAAATCTAGACTCGGTGAGTTAGACATGAGTTTAGCTTCAAAAATAGAAATTTCTGAGGAACGCTCAACAGATAAACTATCTTCAGAATTAGGAGCTTTACAATCAGAGAAATTAAGTATTGAAACTCAACTTAAAAAGATAGAAAAGCTAGGAGATAAATGTCCTACTTGCAAGCAGGAAATAGATAATGAATTTAAGAATTCTTTAGTTGAAGGCGGAAAAAATAAAATAGCAGATTTAACTGTTAGTATAGTAAATCTAGAGGATTCTATTGAGAATATAAAAGCTGATAATAAGCTATTCAAGACAAAGAGAAAAATAGAACGAGAGTTCCAAACTTTAATTTCTAATATAGATGAAACTCTACCAAGCGGGATGATACATCCAGATGATCTTAGTGATAGAATTAAAGTTTTAGAAGCTGCTTTAAAGGAAAAAAGGAAAAAGATAAAAAAAGTTACAGAGAAGAATCTTTTAATTGAAAGAAATAATACAAAAATAGAAGTAGTAGCTGAACAAACTGCTGATATGGAGAAACAATTAATTCAACTTAATGAGGAAATAGCTGAATTAAATAAAATTAATACCCATTTAGAGATATTAAAAAAATCTTTTTCTACTAATGGATTGCTAGCTTATAAGATAGAAAACCTAGTAAAAGAATTAGAGATAATAGTAAATGAGTACTTATCTGAACTATCCGACGGTAGATTTACACTAGAGTTTATAGTAGTAAAAGATAAATTGAATGTGCATATAACTGATAATGGTATATCAGTAGATATTCTATCATTATCTAGTGGAGAATTAGCAAGGGTAAATACAGCTACTTTATTAGC